ATTAATCTTTGAAACCAATTCTTATAACGTCTTCTATAGACTTTATCTTCATATACAAATAAATCTTGATGATTTAGTATTTCCATAGTATGTGTGAACACGCTATCTTTTCTAGCCACCGTGATGGTTGTCAATTGATTTGGTTTTAGCTCTACACAGAAATCCTTTTCTTTCGAAGGGATTATTCTTACTGTGGTATCTCTAATTACGGTCTCAGTAGATGCTACTTGACGTAGTTGCTTATCTTTGATATTTAGCTTCTTTTGTTGATCTCTGGCGACCTTTATTAGACTATCATTAGAATTTTTAAAATCATTTACTGTCAATTCCAACAACCTTGCTTCATTTTTATTTTGATTTGCAATATCTTCCCATACTTGAGCATTATTCATTGCAATCCCTACTTGTTTATCTAAGTCATTTACTTTCTTAGCAAGTCTGACATTATTAAACAATAGTAAACTAAAAATAACAGCAATTGCTAATTTTACTTTGGAAAATATCATTTTATCTTTTTTACAAGTTTCTTTATCTTTGGTAAATCATCTTTTTCTATTGTAATATCCAAATACTTTTCTCCTTTGCTTCGTATGAATTTACTGAAGATCTTCCACGGTCCAGTGGGATCAATTGCTTGTAAATTTTCGATCATTGACCATAACTCAACTCCACAAACAATACCAGAAAATGCTTCTACTAAATGCATGTCAATTGACTTTACTATTTCTGTGTCCATAAGATGACAACAAGAAATTATCATTGCACAGTTTCCGAATTTCTTTAAAGTAGACCATAATCTTCTAGATTCAAACTTACCACCATGAGTAATTGATACTTTGGTGCCAAGAATTGCATCTATAAGTATAAATACACACACTACAACTATTACTGTCCATATTGGAGCAAAGAATGTAGATAACCAACCCATTGCACCAGATAGTAAACAGGCAACAAATTTAATCGGTCCATCATTAACTAATTCTTTAAAGTAATTCACTGTAGCTACACTTTGAGCTGTTAATATAATATTATTTAGTTTTTGTAACATTACAATAATTTGAAAGAGGATGATTGAAAAACAAAACGCTAACCAATACAAGATTAGCTAGCGTTCTGATATCTTTTGACAGTTTATTTAGTAAACGTCAATAAGGTTTAAAAGTTCTTTATTTACAAATTGACACTATCCTAAGTAATAGCGGTTATTTGTTCACTATTTGATTCATTTTGCATTTGTTCATAAGCAATGAAATCTGAATCTACTTGTTCCTTCAATTCTTTTCTCTTTTGTAAGAAATCTTTGTAAATATCTATATAACTTTCATCTAATATCCCTAGTAATGCAGCATTATAGTCATTCAGTTTCTTTGCTTCAACATCTGTACCCCATAATTCATTAATACATGTTTCTAATATCTTATTAGCAGTTAATGTGGGCCATACAGTTACTTCATAATAGGAATAACCAATATACTCATCTCTTTGTTCTTCTTGTATATCCCATCTATATAGATAATATCCACAATTATCTTTTTCTATTGTACTGGGTATTTTATCACTATATGTTCTATTCATATTATTCTGTAGTTATTTCAGTTGATTTATATTTTGGGAAAAAGCAAAGGCGAGACCCGATGTTATTAGCAATACCAGACGAATTAGTCGTACCCACGTCAACTAGGCCAGCATTCAACCCATCATCCGAGCGACCACCAACTACTACCAATTGCATGCGGCTAACTGATGTGCTGGTGTAGTAGTTGTCACACCAGTAGGTAGAGGTGCTACCGCCGACCTCCGTGGCTATTATATCGCCATCTTCCCCAAGCAACATCTTTTTGACGTGACCATTTATACGACAGACATTACCCTTCTTGTCATAACCCGTGTAAGAGGTATCGCTGAAGTTCGATGGGTCACTGGTAGTCCATAGTATAGATAATCCTGAATCGCCTGTGGTAACCTGTATATTGGCCCCGTCAGTGTGTTTCCAGATATGACCGAACGGATTCTCTATACCACGATACCTGTTAGCCATCAATGTAGCATGAGTACCATCGGAAGCATTTTTCACCACATATGCCTTCTCTCCAGATCCATTACCAAATTCGTTAGTATAACCACATTGAATAAGTGGATTATTATTATTGAAATTTGTCCAATCTGTCATTTGTGTTGGACCGTTTCCTAATCCACCCTGTGAGAATCCATTAGCATCTTTTTGAGCATTAAATGGTTTTTGACTATTTAATGTAGCATATTCTACTGCAAATAACCAGAATAAGGTTTTATGTGCTCCATAGGTGTACATCTCCCAACCACTTCCACGTTTTCTTGCAGCTTGTCGGAATTGGTCTCTGGTAAGGTTGGTAACGGGACGACCTAGCAAGGAACGGTAGGTGCTATCCCATTCAGCGGTGTTATCACCACCTCTTTTATTTACATTTGTACTTCCAACACCATAAGAAGAAATCAAAGTAGAGGAGCTTCTATCTATTCCAGACTCAAATGAACTTATATAAAATTGATTTATATGGCTATATCCTGGTAATGGAATAGCGGATAGCATCATTCTAAATTTAGTTCCGTATTGATATAATTTATACCAATGTTCAGGTATTTCAGTCATTACAGACTCTGTTAAATATTCTGTATTTATATTACTCCAATTTGAATTATTTAGATAACTTTTTATCCCACCTTTATTATCCAGTATTACTCCCCTTATCTTACTCTGGATAGGGAGTTCTCTATGCAATTGCATATTACCTACTCTAACCCCATCAGGATTAGATGATGCAGTATCCCACTCAACACCATATGCATATCTTTCTTCTAGATCTGGTATATCTTCCCAAGCTGGAGACCACTCGGTCGATATGTCACCATATTCAAGTTTAATCTTATGGATAGTGGAAGTTGATGTGCCAGTTTTAGGAGAACTAAATACAATCATATGTGTATTATCAGCTACTGCATCTCCGATATTAGTAATCCATTTAAAAGTCTTACTGGCCTTCCCATTCACAAAGTCAGCCTTGCTGAACTGAGCCATAGAACCTACTGCACCAGTAGAGTTATATATAGTGAACATTTCCTTATCATCACCCAATTCTCCAAAAATAGTCAATGTTACTTGTGTTCCTTTAGATATCGGTTCAGTTAGCCAATAATCAGCCATCTCATACTTGGAATTACTCACCTCCTTCCCCGATCCCAGCAACAGGTTCCTCCCGTACACGGGAAGCTTACGATACTTGCCATCATTCATTAAAGCTTTTGATCCGTCACCTGTAGTATGTATTATTACTTCCTTAACATTAGGATCAGTAGAATTATCTGTAACACTTGCCTGTATAGAAATTCCATCAGTTACCGGAATTAAATAATCATTATTAACCTGAGTTTCCACATCTAAATTCTGACGTATCCACATTTGTATAGAACAATGATTAACCCCCATAGTTTGTTGCGCATAAAACCAAATAGAATTATCACCATTGGTGTTATATCCGCCAAAAAGACTTGATATATACTCACCATTATCTCTAATTGGGAGTGTATTAACAAAACCGTTTGGAACCTTCTCTAGTAATGTATTATAGTCTTCTTGAGATATAGATGGAGTATCGCCGTTTGCCACTTTCATGAAGATGTCAAACACTGTACAATCCGCTAAATCAGCTTTAGTAGCTAATTTATCATCTACATATTTTTTGTTAACGTCTACGGTAGGGATGGGAGGGGTTACCGTAAGATCGTTGTAACTACCAGATGTAGCTACAGTAGCCAATATTGGTTTATTCAATATCAATGCATCTCCTTCTGTAGCATTCCAATCAGCATTAACATTTACTTCGGCACCAGCAGCAATGCCATTCAACTTTGTCTTATCTGAAGGTAACATCAAACCAGCTAAAGCTGTAGTAGATGCAGGAAGATTCAATTCTATATTTTCTACTACATTGGTTACTAAGTTCCTTTTATCCAGAGTAATAGAGATACCTGTTGCTGTAATATTCTTAGTAGCAGCTTCAACTACCTCATTGATGTTTGTAACTTTGGTTTTATCTGCAGTAACATAGTCATTAGTACTTAACCCCTTACCTTCTACTTTATCAACTTTAGTATCAATAGCATTATATCCATCAGTAAAATCA